TTTATCAGTCCCCCTGAACATTTAGGGTCACTGTCACCCGATTAACCTAACCAATCGCAATAGGCCCCCGAAGGGCGGCCTATCGATTTAGGGTTTAGGAGTCGGGAGCTTGCGACCGACGGCGATTTAGGTTAGGGGCCCGCCCCGGAAGGGCGCGGGCATCGCCGAAGGCGATTAGGGGGGGTTTTAGAGAACAGTTAGATAAATAAAATAAAATAAGCTCCGCAGTCCGTAAGTGCGAGAGGGTTAGACGTGCCAATTAGGTGCGTCTGAAATGAACGAACAATAAAAAATTACGGACAGCGAAAAAAAGCCGGGGGTTAGAGCGGCTAATTAGCAAAGTGCGGGAAATAAATTTATAAAAGTAAAAAATTTATTGTCGCATTAAAAACCCCGTAGGGAAAAGCTTGACAAAGTGGTCTATCCACTGGTGAATCGACAGCGAGAGATATAATTAATTGTACCATCGAAATTAGTATCTGCTGCAGCGGGACCAATAGCAATAAGATGGAGAGAGTTATCGGCGATGTTAGCTATGACAGCCGTAGTGTTTGTGTAGGTTGTCATTAGCGGTTTCTTAAAATTGTAGTAGCAGTTGAAGTGTTTTGCCATACCACCTTCAATGACGTTGTCGGTGGTTCCATTACCAGCTCCACCGCCGGGGTAAGCTGGTGGATGGATCGTCATGATTTTAAGAACCCGAAACCTGGAAGTGTACTGAAGGTTTCGCATCAAGCAAGAATCCAGTCTGGCAGAGCTTGGATCCTTAAAAACGTCTTCAGCGTTTAACTGGGCGCCGTTAGTTTGGGTGTCAAGGACGAGAGCGACTTTGACACTGCCGAGATCTTTGTAGGCACCACTGTTTCCAGCATTCGGAGCATGGTTCCAAACAATGAACCCTTTGATAGCAACAGAATGGGTGAATTGGCGCCGACCATCCCGATTACTCTCGGTGTCGCCTTGTGCGGTAGCATTTAAACAGTTGACCGAGCTTCCAGGGTTTACCTCGCTGCCCGCTACGGTGATAACTAGTTGGTCTTGAGCCACTTCGTAGTCGATGAACTTAAGCTCTTTTCCGAGGTAGCCCCCAGTACGAGCCAGCGCGTAAGCAGGAGCGCTAGCTTGAGAGCGCTTCGTACGGCGCTTTTTAGAAGCTGGAGCGCCCGTTGCGAGGCGAACATACTTAAACTTTCGCTTAGCCATCGTTAAGCTAAATGCCCGTCACGGAAAAAAAATGCACGCGGTACACATGTGCCTGGTAGTATTACCAGGCACTTCGTATCATGTACCAGGGAAAGAATTGGGGTTAAATGATACGACGTGTGCATTTTTTATTTTATATAGTTGTCGTACTAACTCCCGCCCGCACTTCTGACACCTACAAGAAGTGCAGAGGTGAGACCTTGTCACAAATTGAGTTGTGAGCAGCCCCCATAGGATAACTATTGGGAGCAAGCGACACAAGACTATCAAGAGGAGACAAGTTTCAAGAGGAGTTCGACGACGAGAAGATTGATTCGAGGAACAAGATGCCGCCGGAGAGGAATTCGATGCAGTCCCGCAACTGGGTCTTTACGGTGAACAACCCAGGCACTTGGAGTCCCCGGGAGCTCGAACGCGAGGAGTCCATAAAGTATATGGTGTGGCAGACGGAAGAAGGCGAAAATGGTACCACGCATATCCAAGGTTATGTGGTATTTGTCGGAAACAAAAGATTTTCGGCTGTAAAGAAGCTGCTTCCGCGAGCGCATATTCAGAAGCGGTACGGGAGTCATGAGCAAGCTCGGGACTACTGCCAGAAGGCGGAGACTCGTCTCGAAGGAGGCGACGCAGGAGAGGTAATCTTTGGGCAATTCCTTCCAGCCCTGCCAACTTACTTATAAACTTCAGTTTGGGGAACAACCCCCCGGTCAAGGCGCTCGTACCGATTTACTAGAGGTAAAGCGAATGATAGATGAGGGAGCGAGCGAGCTTGAGATAGCGAATGAGCACTTTGGTCACTATATCAGACACTACAAAGCCTTTCGCGAGTACCGAGTGGTCAATATCGGCAACCGAGACTTCCTAACCACTGTTGTGGTGGTCTGGGGAGAGTCCGGTTTTGGGAAGACCAGCTGGGTGGCCGAACAGTGCGGCCCTGACACCTACTGGTTGACCCAACCGAACGGACCTAGAGCATTCTGGGACGGGTATATTGGCCAAGAAAACGTAGTCATTGACGAGTTTTATGGGTGGTTACCCAGGCAACTCCTTTACCGGCTCTGCGACCGCCAGCCTCTCCGTGTCGAAACAAAGATGGGAAGCTTCCCATTCGTTTCGAAGAAGATATATATAACATCAAACGACCCTCCGTTTCTTTGGTGGCCAAGTATCGGGATTGGAGCTATGCGCAGGCGCTTAAGCGATCCCGAGCTCGGCTCTTGTTTCAAAATGTTAGAAGATCGAACACTGGTGGAGCGAGGTCTCGAGCCCAGCAACGAGGAGGAGGTAGCGCTCTTAGACCAGAGACGCGCACGCTCAGCGAGGAGAACTTCTTGACTCTATGCGAGATTTATCAAGAGGGCAATTCCTCTGAAGACTTGACGGATACCGAATAAAACGACTAGGTCTCAACAACGCATTTATCAGTCCCCCTGAACATTTAGGGTCACTGTCACCCGATTAACCTAACCAATCGCAATAGGCCCCCGAAGGGCGGCCTATCGATTTAGGGTTTAGG